GTTTTACCTGTCCTTCGTCGTCTGGCGGACGTCCCTACCGTATGGGAGGGTTACCGGCAAGCCGTCACGGCAGCAGCCGAGCGTTGGGAGACGCTCGGTCCTGACTGTCTTGACTGGGCCATTGGGCAGTCACAGAAAGACGCAGAGGAGACTCTCCGGTCTTGGCATCTCTTCTTCGAGTTGCACCGGATCTCCGACGTGGACCTGGATGTACTGTTCGACTACTACCAGGGTCTTTGGTTCTCTGGGCTGTATGTTCCACTTGCAAAGTGGTCCACAGCAGTTCCTCTCGCCGTCATGGCGGGGACTGTTCCAGAGGGAAGGGGTGACCCCCCCCCGAGACCTGGCTTCCTACCCGAATCTCTCGACCCGATGCGGGCCCTCTTTGGTTCGACTAAGGTGCGAAAGCATCTACATGTTAGACTAACTGAGCTTACCCCGCTCCAAACCCCTACCCGACGTGCCCTTGGACTCGCTTGGAGCCTTCTAGGTTCTAAAGCAATGTTTCCCTCACTGTGGGTTGATAAGGTGGCTGAGGCTCTGGGCGACCATTGTGGTCTGCTCACTTCGACCCCCCCACCACTCACACCGGAGGCTACCAAGTGGCTCAGTATCGTGGGCGAGTCAATCTCGCTTCTCACCACCCCCAAGGTTACCACCTACAAACAGCTACCGCGGCCCAAGCTTTCAAGCTCAGCTGGCTGGGTTAAGTTGTACGACCAGGAGACGAATCGTTTTGTGACCATGAAAGGCACTCGTGCCGCTCAGCACAGGCGACTCGAGACATTGGAACCTGAGGGCTTTCAGCCCCTCTTTTCAATGGACTACCGGCCCCGTACCGGTGTCGTCGAATTCCGACAGCATCCATATCAGTTTGATTGGAGAGACTGGGATTTTGATTCTAAGGTCTCGGTGGTGGCTCTTCAGGAGCCGTTCAAGATCCGCACAATCTCCATTGCGGACGGTCCCGCCACTGCGGCGGGGTCACCCCTACAGAAGCTGTGGCACACGTGCCTTCGGCAACTGAGACCCTTCTCCCTGATAGGCGGCAAACGTGTCGCCGACCAGGTCATGGAGATGGGATTCCTCGATTTCGACGGTACTCCGTTCGTGTCGGGTGATTACTCAGCTGCTACGGACCGTCTATCCATGACGGCCACGAAGGTCATGCTCCATCAGTTACTACGGCGGGTGTCCCTTGATCCGGAACTACGGCGACGATTGGAAACGGGTCTGACCTCGTCGGACCTCGATTACAGTCGCACCTTGGAACCGTTCAAGGACCGAGTCCCGGCTGGACTTCTTAAGTCGATCCCCTTACCACCTGTGTCTAAACAGACTAACGGACAGTTGATGGGTAACATTCTCTCGTTCCCTATTCTCTGCCTCGTGAATCTCGCTGGATACTTGATGGCTATGGACTACCCGGGCTCACCCATTGAGCACATCCTCGGACCGGCCTCTCACAGGGGTTTCCTCACAGAGATGGAGCTGAATTCACTTCCAGTTCTCATCAATGGAGACGACATCCTGTTTCAGGCTAGACCGGAGGCCTATGATCGCTGGCTAAGCGGGATTGGGTCCCTAGGTCTGAAGGTTTCGATTGGGAAGAACTACTACACACCGTTGTTCTTTACCATTAACTCTGAGCTGTACACTAGGACGGGTTTTCAGACTCGACCCTGGTGGGGTGGCTTTGAGACGGACCTGGTGCGTTTGAGGAACGAGATTAAGTTTGAGTGTGGAGAGGACGTCTTGCAGGCAGACATGACACGTGTCATGCCTCGACTACAACAGTATCTCCGCCAGACTGTCTCGGAGGCTCAGTGGCCCTCGGTAAATCGGTCATGGATAAAACACTACCAGAAGGCTGGACTACTTGATCCCTACAAGGGGTTGAACTGGTTTCTACCGACCAGATTGGGTGGTCTGGGCCTCGACCCGGCGGGCTTCGGTGGTTTTGAAATCACCTATGCCCAAAGGGCCCTGGCGACCCGGCTTTCGCTGGATCCCGATGCGGCGGCGCCCCGGATGCCCGGTGCGGAGGGTTCACTAGTCACGGAGAAGAGCCTGGCTCTGTATAGAAGTATGCAGACCACGCTCCCGATGCACGGTGAGCTACTACGCGATGAGCGGACGGGAATGCGGTTTGTCCTGGACAAGGACAAGCCCATAGCCCTGCGGAATGGTAAGATGTATTATCGTGGCCACGATCGGCTCGACGACCTGGTGATGAGAACCCCCCACGTTGATTCCTGGCTGGACTACCACGTCCGCGGAATCCGGCTTGAGGCGGATCGAGTCAGGCAGTGTGTCACGCGGGCACTGCACTGGGGCCTGCGGGTCAGCCGGAAGCGTTTGCTCCCGGATTCTGAGCTCGTAGACCAGACAGCACGGTTCCGGTGCGCGACGAAAGTTACGCACTATCCCGTCAACCGCATATCACGTGTGTGACGAACGAGGAAGTTCGGTCCCAACCAGAGTGGCATGGAAAAGGCGCCATCAATGTGGCACCCGTGGAGGAGGGTGCATACGGTCACATTGGTAGACCTGTGAGGGTCTCTATACTTTGGGATAGTCACGTGTAAAAGGTACAAAGTCCTGTATCTTTCCCCTTCGGGGGTTCCATGAGGAAAAAAAGAAAAAAAC